CGCTTGTCAAAGAACCTACATCCGGGGTTCAAAATAGCACCATACAAGCTGTTCAAGTTAATCTTCTTGACCAACTGACGCTTGTCCCAGTATTCTTCATCTTCTTTTGTTTTGCATTCTTTTAGTTTGGCCTGCATTTCTTTACGTTCAGCATACCAACGTTTTAACAAGCCTGGTATGATGCCTTCTGTGGCATAGGTAAAGATAGTGCCATTGGCGCTCAAGATCCAGGGTTGATTTGAATCAAAGATCATCTTCCATATTTCGGCGGCACTATGCACAGTCTCCTCGCCCGACTGCCAGTCAATGGTGATCTCTGTGCCACGTTGCTGTTCCATCACTGCTGTGTATTCCATGGTGGCAAACAAGCCCTCCCAGGCACCGGCAAAACTGGAACCTTTGCTGGTCTTTTCTCGAATCAAATGATCTGTCATTATCGGTCGGAGTTGACCAACAATGGTTTCGGGTCCCATGTTAAGAGCACGGATTGCTGACGGGTAGAGCGAGTTGATGTCGATACTACCAATGTATTCGTGGACTCCTTTTTTGGGATAAGCAACATAGGCACCTGCGGCTTGCGTGTCTTCATCTGTGAGTCTTTCTTTACGGTTAGGAACTACCATTCCACGTTCGTGGGCTTCATTAATAATTGCTTGTTCTGTCACTGCCACAGCACCCATGGTGGTTGGCAGTAACACAGTATTCTCATGTGCCAAGGTATTGGCTAGGTCTAGGAAACGCAGTTTCTTGTCAATGTCACTCAACAGTTTTGTATCTTGTCTGTTGTACTCAATGAATGTTTTGAAGTTTTGATTGTACAACTGGTCCAAGGTACCTTCAAATGCTGTCTTTGATCCCAGTTCTTCGTACTCACCAATTGCATCTAGACTGTATGAATGTCGCTCTTCGTATGTGTATTTGCGATACAATTGCATGTAGTCTAGATGCACACGGCCAATCAAGTCAAAGGTCTCATTTTCACTGCCAAAACGTTCAAACATACGCTTCTTGGGCAGTTGCCCCCACAAGCAGAATCTCCTGGTGTCATCTTTGCTGAGCACACGAGTTGTTCTGTTGATTGTATATGGTATGTCGTAGCCTTCTGAGTTCCAGCCACTCAGCACATCTGCGTCTTCAATAAGATTTAAAAAGGTATCCAACAAGTCTGCTTCTTTTTCAAACACAAAACAGTTAGGGAATTCTCTAGCAATTTCATTTGCAGTCTCTGCACTCATGTGCCTAGGTGGAACAACCAAGGTGACCATCTGGTCCAGCCAGTCCATGTAAACACTGATAGCAGTGATAGGATTGAATGGATCATCGGGTCTGCTGAAGCCACGTTCAGGATCAAAGTCTACTTCAATGTCAAAGAACGCTACATTAAGTTTAGGGCCGTCTTGCCCTTTGTAGTTTTCTTCCAGGCATCTAAACACAGGTTTGATATCTGCTTCGTACAAGTTCTTGTGACTTTGTACTCGCAGTTCCTTACGAAACTCTTTGTTGTTGCGTGTGGAGAATCTACTGACAGATGTGCCATAGATGCTTTGAAACTTGCCTCTAGGGTCATCATAATAAAAGATGTAGTTGGCAGGGTATTCTTCGTAGTACCTTTGTCCATTCTTACGACCCACAATGTGAATACGATCGTGCTCACGATCAAATAGTGCGTCAATGTAACTCATTTATCTCCACTTAACATTAAATATCACGTGTAGTTATCACTTTGTCGGCAAGACCGTAATTAACTGATTCCTCTGCTGACATAAACTTGTCACGATCCATATCTTCAGTTAGCTGTTCAAAAGTTTTACCCGTTGAGTTGTGCTTGACATAAATTTCAGTTAAACGTTTCTTCAAATAGGTAATTTCTTTGTAGCTAATTTCGATATCGCTTTGCATGCCACGAGCGCCACCACTAGGTTGGTGTATCATGTGTCGTGCATTAGGCAGGATCATGCGCTTGCCTTTGGCACCCGATTGTGCCAACAAACTTCCCATGCTACATGCTTGTCCCATTACAATGGTATTAACATCGGGTTTAATAAACTGCATGGTATCATAGATAGCCATACCAGCAGTGACACTACCTCCAGGGCTGTTGATGTACATACTGATATCTTTGTCTGGGTTTTCGCTCTCGAGAAATAGTAGTTGAGCAACAATTAGATTTGCCATTTGATCATGTACTTCACCTTCAAGTAAAATCACACGGTCACGTAACAAGCGGCTATAGATATCATAGCTACGCTCACCTTTGCTGGTTTGTTCCAGCACCATTGGTACTAATGCCATATTTTACCTTTAAAGAGTTTTGCCGGCAGTTTCGAGAATAGTTTCCAGGAGCTCGTGGTCCTGTCGTGTTTTTCCTAGTTCAGCTTTGTGTGCGATCTTGATTGCTTTTTTAAGAACAGCTGGTTTGATTTCAAGTTCTTCGGCGATGGCTTTAATGGTATCGTTTAGGCCGCCATTTAAAGTTTCAACTTCGTGCATGACTTGCATGCCTTCATTGATAATTTGAATAAGTTTAATCTTTTGATCGCCATTAAATGTTTTGTTGTCCACGAGAGTTCTCCTAAAAACATAGTATAACAGGTTTACCTGCCTAGGTCAACAATATATGGCTGTTTTGGTAGAATTATAATCCGCCAAATAAAATTACTCGGTCAAGATTTTTTATTTGATCTAAGTTTTCTTGTGCTTGTGGATATTGACTGTGTTTGGGATTAAATACATCAATCAACTTAAATTCATCGTTGGAAAATGTACCCCAATTTCCAATTCTTCCATATTCGACTAAATCTACGCCCAGTTCCTGTCCCATGTTGTAAAATTCTAGCATTTCTTCAAAATTATCTTTTTGAACAATCATTCGAATTTTAAACAGCATGCCATTTTGTTTTTTCTTTTCAGAGATCCACAATAATGCATGTTGTAGGTCGTCCCAGCGTCCACCACGACGCAATTTTTCATATGTAGCGGGCCTTGCGGCATCAGTGGTAATGGTAATTGATTTTACTTTTTCTTGCATGCTCTCGAGTCGATGCCATCGTTCTGGTACCAGTAAACCATTTGATTGTATAGCCAATTGTACGTTTGGAAAATCCTCAGTTGATATTGTGTTAACAAACGACAACAACATTGGACTAGCAAACAGTTCCCCACTGGTACTCACGTGTAGTACAATTGGTCGATCAGTGGGTGTACAAAACAGATTTGATTTTAGCGTTTGCCCTAGGTGTTCTAGATGTTCGGTCTGTGCATCATTGTTTTTTATAATTTCCGTTCGACAACTTGGGCAACTGAGATTACAGGTGCGATCGCCGGATACCCAAATCTCTTTGGGCATAATGTAACGAGATGCATCAAGAAGCAAGGGCTTAATATCATCGCCTACATTTTCTTTAACATTAAGTAGATCACTTTTTAAAACTCCACAGGTGTTTTCATTGCAAAAGTCGTAGGTTCCGTTGATGATGCTTTGACGTATATTGGTACTGCCAGCATTGGACAATATTTCGTCTAGTGAATTGATTAATAAATTTCCAACCTTGGAGGGCATCCAATCTTGACAACCACATAATGTTATTCCACCATCTGTATCAATGCACATGCCCACAAAAGGACTAAGACAAACAAGATTTTGAAAATTTTTTGCTGGAAATTGTACTAGTGGTTTTTGTATCCAATTTAGTTTGTATTTTGACATATAGTAATTATGCTCACTTTTGGATTCCTGGTAGCGAATCAGGCCGTCCAAGGCAGCAGCCGCCTACACCACGGTAACAAGTACCGGTCCTAAGGTGTGTTCTTAAAAAAAGTAGTTGATAATTTATACTGGGCTGTGGGGATTGAGAGGGCGATCCCATTCGCCCTCTTGTTCAGGATACACTGGGTACTCGTTGTTTTGCATTGATTTACTTGCTGGATTTATAACTAGCGTAGCCGCGACCGTAGCCGCTTCGTTGACCTTCCGCTACACCTTTGTTTTTCTGAAAATTTACTTCAGTACTCTTATCTAGTTGATCAGCAAAGTGAGCCAGTGCCGGACTCTTGCCTGCCATGTATGCGTCTACAGCAGGGCCTTCTGCCACGCCTTGCGATTCAAAAGTACCTATATCTTTAGAAACTCTACGCTCACTGCCTTGACTTGGAAAATTAGTTTGTGATTTCTTAGATTGTTGCATCTTTTGTGCAGCCGCATCTTGTGCCTTTGCCTTCAACACATTCAATGTTCTTGTGTCTAATTCTCTACCATCTTCTTTTGCTCGTTGCACTAAGACCTGAAAATATTTGTTTGCTAATTCTACTTGTTGACCATTCATGCTTGGCATTGTTTGAGCGCCAACACCTAGTGAACTTAATGCCATTGCACTACCTGCAACAACATCTTTCCAGCCTTCCGCCACACCTTGAGGGTTATCGTTGGGATTGGTAGTCAACATAAACTCTTTGCCCTGATTGAACAGTTTAGCCTGCATTGTTAGTGCGGCTTTGTTTGCGGCAGCCTTACCGCGGAATGAATAAGGATTGCCTTGTTTGTCTTTGATGATTTTTCCATTGAGACGAATGTACCATGTACCGGACTGCACTTGTTGTTCACGGCGACGATCGCTTTCGTGATCTTCATCGTTGGCACCACCATCAGCACGATATGCTTGTGAATTCTTACCAAAACCTGTGCGATTGTCATCGTAGTTTCTGTAACCAGCTTCTGTTACACCTTGCTGGCCATACATATCCATCAGTTGTCGAACATAGAAATTGTAATGACCACGGCGGCCGTTGTATTCTCTATCTCCAAGCACAGTCTTTAGAGCTCGTACAGCATCATTTACGTCTGAACCCTGCATTATTTTTAGTGCGTCGGTCACAAGTGAATCAACTCGCTGTGAACCTTCCGCTACAGCTTCTTGCATGTTCTTCAGCAATTCTTGTGCTTTTTCAACACTGATCATGTATCTACCAAATCTATTTGGGTCTGCTGCCTTTTGTAGATATTCTTTGCTAAATCCTTTTGGTGCTTCTGCGGCCGGTTTATTATCAGCAGGTGCTGTCACTGTTGTACTTGGCTTTAGCCCGCCAGTGAAACCGCCTTGGCCATCAGGAGTAACTCTGGCATTGGCGCCTGCTGAGCCAAGAGCCATTGCTCCAGCAAGACCTAATCCAGCTAACTTGGAACCCAAGCCTTCGTCTACATCTTTACCTGCAAAATTATCATTCTGGAAACTACCAACAATGTACCATTTTAAATCATGGTCAACATCATTATGTTCTACACCCATTACGTTAACATTGTAACCTTTGTCATCAAACCATGAGTTGGCATAGCCCACTAAATTCTTCTTGGCCTTTTCGCCGTATGCATCAATGTTAAATCCATCGTTGCTGACATCAAAATCTTCAAACCAATCATCACCAATGATGTCTGCCAGCTCGTCATCTGTGTACCAGCGTCCCGAATCACCGTTGTTCCCACCGGGTGGAGCAAATTCAGTCAGGCCTTTGTTCTTGGGTTTTTCACCAGCTTTTTTCTTTGCTATAGCAATGGCAGCTTGTTGCGCCGGGTTGGCAGCTTCGAATAAGTTATTGAGATTCATTATGCTTCATCCAGGTAATCAGGTGTGGCCTGTGAAGTTTCCATAGTACGTGCTCTACGACGTGAGCAGTACATTTCGCAGGCCATCTCGGCATGTTTGAGTGATTCAAACTTTGCACTATGTGGTTTGTTTTTAATTGTAATTCTGAAACCATCATCCTCGTTGCCGTGGATTTTAATTTCTTGACCGTCGTCTGTGGTAATAGTTCTAACTGAAGAACCAATTTGATCAACTTCTTGTGGAATCTTGTCCTTGAGATCAGAGTCTGACTTGATTTCTTTTGAAAGGTCAGCTAGGTAATCGCCTAGTTTTTTCTTCACTGTGCTGACTACATCTTCGGATGTGACCACTTCGGCGATGGTTTCTTGATCTTCGTCTTGTTCAACACTTTCTGAGCCAACAAAGTATCCCTTGGTAGGATGCTCAGGATCGGTTTTATTGGTTAATACATTGATACTTCTTGGCTTGAACAGCGCAGGAAGTTCAGGTACTCGCCTTTGTTGTTTATTAAGTCCAGATTTAACATTCACGGGAGTAATGTCTCCCTCGGCAATTTTATCTAGCTTTGCTAAAATATCTTTTAAATCGCTCATGCCCGGTCGCCTTTTAAGAAACTTCTCAGCATCCAGCCATGCTTGGCCTGTGCGTCCAAGCGTTCAGCAATGAAGTTGGCAATGCCCTGGTTGTTTTCTTGTTCAGCACTGACAAATGTCTGATTCAACAGATCAATTAGGGCGCCGTTGTCTGACAGCAATTCTTCAATCATCAATCGAGCACGTGGGATCTTTGTTTGTCCTTGTATAATAGACAGTTCTTGAAAACGCTCAAAACTTCCCGGGCTGTATTCTTGCAAGGTGCGAATGTATTCAGCGATTCGATCAACTGCGCTGTAAACCTCTTCATAGAAGTTGGCAAAGAAGTCGTGGTATTGAGCAAAGTCAGGACCTTCCACATTCCAGTGAAAATTCTGTGCTTTGATACTCAAAGCATATTGTGTGGCCAGCAAGGTCTTTAAATCGTCCGATAACATTATTTTTTCCTAGGTTTTACAGGCACCATTTTTTGTGCGCTATTAGCATATTTAGCCGGTTTAGTACTCTTAGTCCTAGTTATCACTTCGCCCATTGGTTGAGCCACAGTAGCAATACCGCCTGAGCATGTGCCGCCCATACTTTCAGTTATTTCACGTAGTCGCATCGAATATAATCTCCAAGGTTTGTTGATCAACCCAGCGAGCCGATCCGTGTTCAATTCCATAATTTTCCATCTGGAACGTGGCCAAGTTGGGCTTTAGCGGCTCAAACTTAACTGTGTACATTCCTGCCGGTGCTTCTATTTGCAGTATTTCTTTTAGGTATTCATTTTCCCAATAGAATGTACGTTCAGCAAATAATTCATCGTTGACGTAGATTCGATAGGAAGGTGGTAATCCTTGCCAGTCGCAATGTAAATCAAAAAAAGCTTTTACAAATTGTTTTTTCACCCAGTATTTAGTTGGGCGTTAACTGAACTAAACTTTGAGTTCTTTTGGCTGTCCAACAACCACATGCTTGTTGTTGTATTGTTGTCGGAGTAGTCTACGAGCCATTTCTGGTGTGCGAGCCATCACTGTGGTGTCGATGATATTGGTGTAGCCTGTTTGCTGTAATTTTATCTTTACAACATAGGTTTTCATCTTGGTTTTAACAGGCTTGATTTCGTTGTAGCGCATATCAGTGGAACATCAAGTAACTGTCAATTACATCCTTGCGATTGGCTGCACGGTCACCAGCACCCGGTTGTACAATAACATTCCACTTGGGCTCTGTGCCCACTGGAGTTGCTAGCATTTGATCGTAGGTAATAATTGAATCAGGAGCAACCTTGTACTGTTGTGCAATACGTTGCTTAAATGTGTCAAGTGCTTCGGGGCTGGCAAATTGTGTGCGACCCTTGGCGTCTTTGATCAAGCTAGTGCCTTTACGTGCAATTAGATCAAAGAACATGTCCTTGGGAACAGTAACACCTTGCTTGACTGTGGCACCAGGGTTTTGTTGTTTGTAGAATTCCACTTTCTTTTCTTCACCACGCTTGCTGCCTGATGAAAAGTTCATGGTAAAGTTAGCAGGTGCGGCACCTGTGGCAACATCGCCCATCTTGGTGTAGGCATAAAACTGCACATCAGGATTGGATTGGGCAACACCATATGCTAGATCCAAATACTCCTTGGAGAAGAAATCACCAGCATCGTGCCAACGAACAACTAACTGTACACCAGCTTTGTCTGTTTTGGCTTTGATTGTTTTGATTTCTTGATTGACTCTGGCAGTATAACCTTCAGGGTCATTGACCAGGAAGTTTAGTGCCTGCGCCGCACTCATACTGCTAGCAGGGAACATAACATAGCCACCTTTTCTAGCATAACAGAATAGTTGGCAAGCACCAGCACCCGGGCATGTGGTAATTTCCACAAAGTCGCCAGTATCTTCATCCACAACAATACCTGATAGTGCAGGCAATGTCAGGTCATAAATGATTTCGCCTTCAGTTTTAGACTTTTCCATTTTGGCATTAGTGCCAAGTATGGCCCGGGGACGTGTGGTAATCTGCTTGGACAAATCATCCAAGTCCCACTCAGTGTTCTCATCATCTTTGGTAATGGCCTTGATATTGCTGCCGTGAATGATAGGGCTAAACTTGTCACGTTTGGTTTTGGTGCCAGTCTTGATACGGTCAGCATAGCCCTGCAATTCATCACGTGGTATTGTGCGTTGTGGCGCATTTAACTTGATTGCTTCGGCTACACCTTTGTCTTTTTTATCTTTTTTATATCTTGGTCCAGCCAATGCATCTAATTTTTCTTTAGGTAAGTTTTTGGACCAATTGGGGTCATTATAGGGTTGCGGCTTTTTAGTTACAGAGCCTTCGGCAATACCGTTATCTGTGCCAATGTAGTGATGATCGTGTACTTTGTAGCCTTGTTTACGATACCAATTGACAGCAGTATTAACAGCAGATTCACGATCTAATGCACGTACCTTGGCCTTGCGTTGTTTTAGTTCTTGACGTTGTGTCACAGCTGAACTGTGAGGATCACTGACAGTGACCGCAACTATGTGTTTGTCAAAGTTATGCTCAAGCTCTTCACTAACACCGGTGTTCTCAATATGCAACGGTTTTACTTTAAATCCGCCTAGGGTAGTTTCTTGAAGTTCGTTAAATCTCATTTTTTTTCCTATTTGCAAAGGCAATCTTTATTGATTACTTATGATTTCCAATGATCTCTCCAAATCCGCAATAATCGCTAAACAAGCATCCTACTAATAAAATAGATTTTGAAGATGCTGACATTATTTTTTACGACCAAATTTCATGTAACAGGGCCGCCTTCTACCCAGGCATCGCAAGTTCGTTTGGCGGCACATTTAAATTTCAAAAACTTACAATATCCTAGTTGCCCAGCATCTATTGTATCGTGTGGATCTGACCCTGGTTCCTCACCAATGCCTTTTGCAATACAATCTTGCATGGATTCAGAAATGTCAAAGGCTGCACAATTCCCACAGCGGTTTTGTTTTACTGATTTAATGTCATTTGTGTTCCATTTGTCTGCTAATTCTTCCCAATATTCATCGTTGGGCTCGTTGGGATTGAGA